CCATTTCGGTGTAGAGCAGGGCGTTTTTCGACAGCAGGCGCAGGAAGAAGCGGCAGTGGCGGTCGGTCCAGTCCATCATGGGCGCAACGGAAAACCGTCTAGACACTGTAGAGCTTGCGTTTACTGGGTATGTAGCTGATTTCTGTACCATTTTACTCTACGGGTTTTGAGCTGATTTTCGGGGGTAAATGGGCGTTTTTGGAAGGTCATTGGTACAATGTACCAACCCCTTCAGCAAATGTACCAGTTGACTATGGCCACGATCAGAGCACGGAAACGTACGGACGGCAGCATCAGTTACACGGCACAGATACGCCTGTTTCGCGATGGTGCGCAAGTTTACCAAGAGAGCCAGACCTTCGCCCGAAAACAGGCCGCCCAAGCGTGGGTACGCAAGCGCGAGACCGAGCTGGATCAACCCGGTGCTATCGAAAGGGCTCACCGCAAAGGCGCCACGATCAAGGAGATGATCGATCGCTACTTGGTCGAAATGGAAAAAGTGCGCCCATTGGGTAAAACCAAACTTGCCACGCTCAAGGCAATCAGTGAATCGTATCTGGGCAAGCTCAACGACCAGGACATCAATAGTCAGCAACTGGTGGAGTATGCGTTATGGCGGATGGGTAAAGAGGGTGGAAGCGTCCAGCCCCAGACGGCCGGTAACGATCTTGCCCACCTTGGTGCGGTGCTTTCCATTGCTCGGCCTGCTTGGGGATACGAGGTTGACGCGCACGCGATGGCCGATGCCCGAAAGGTGCTGAAAAAGCTTGGCTACAACATGAAAAGCCGCGAGCGCGACCGGCGTCCTACCTTGGATGAGTTAGACAAGCTGTTGAAACACTTCCGCAGCATTCAATCCCGTCGGCCAACCTCGATCAATATGCTAAAACTGACGGGATTTGCGTTGTTCTCGACGCGGCGACAGGAGGAAATTACGCGCATTTTATGGGCTGATCTGGATGAGGCAGGGCATCGAGTGCTGGTACGGGATATGAAAAACCCTGGTCAGAAAATCGGTAATGACGTGTGGTGCAGTCTGCCTCCAGAAGCCTGGGACATTATCCAGACCATGCCAAAGACATTGCCCGAGATTTTTCCGTACAGCGCCGAATCTGTTTCCACATCTTGGACCAGGGCCTGCAAGATCCTAGGGATTGAAGATTTGCACTTTCACGACCTGCGTCATGAAGGGGTCAGTCGACTTTTTGAAATGGACTGGGACATCCCAAGGGTGGCGAGCGTTTCGGGGCATCGAGATTGGAACTCGATGCGCCGTTACACTCATTTGCGTGGGCGGGGGGATGCTTACGCCAAGTGGACGTGGTTCGACAAAATCCTGAAAGCGCCCGTGAAACTGGGCGCTAGAACCTTGAAGTGATTAGCTACTGCGGGGCGGACTGTGTAGTTGGTTGCACTCCTTAACCGCAGCAGCGCGCTGAAGGTCAAGGTATTCAGAAAGGTCTGTGATGTGAATCCCCTTTGCACTCTTTTGGCTCTGCTCTATGCGTGTGATGGGGATTTTTATTTGGCCAGCACCGACCTTGCGTTGGAACATATCCGTCGTCAGGTGGGTGAAATAGTCCTCACAGACGCGCTCCAGTGGTATGACTACCTGGCCGTTGTATTGGGCCATCAGGACGAATAGGGTTTTCATATTGTTGTTCCAGTGATACCCGGGTTAGAGATCATGATTAATCTTTTCATCAAACCGAGCTGCGAGAAATAGTTAGTGGCTCTGACGGCGACCGAGCCAGCAGTTGAGCAACCACAGCTGCATCATTTGGACTCAGCTCGCCAAGGTCATGCGCCATAGCAGTTAGGTTTTCAAGCCGTATACGAGCGTCAGGTGTCTTGTGTACTAGGTAGCCAATCATCGCGGCTCCAATGACGGCGGTAGCCACCAGGTGACGTGCCGGTGTGGTAGCCTTCCCGTCGCTACTACTTTGGTGCTGTGCTTGCATGGTGTTGCTCCTCAGTCGTGGTTGATGTCGGGGAGGGCCAACTCCTCGGCATCGCTTCTTTTTCCAGTCAATCCTGGCGCGCCAGGTGAATGACCAGGTCATCGAAACGCTGGTCATCCTCAGTGCATGACCGCCATTCCAAAACCTTCAAAATCTGCAAATGAGTGCAATCAGCCACCAGAATCTCGCGCTGACCGCCAGCAGCTTGAACTTCCAAAATCTGTAACAGACCCTCTTCGGCATATGCGGCAGCTTGAATGATCGGTGCGACTTGTCCTGCTGCGCGCAATTGGTCCTGAATCTCTTGCAGTTTGCTGGTCGTGCCGTCGCCGGCGTTGCCCATGAACACTTGAACTTGCATCTGTGCTTTTTCCATTGGTGGACTCAGGCAGCCTGGAAAATCCAGCACCGCACGGTTTTCGGCTTATCAGCGGCATCGGTATCCCATGCAGAGCAGACGTTTCTGTTGGTCTCAACAAACTTGGGGCACTTGCTTGTTTTCAGGTGCCGCTTGAGCTCGGTTAGGTCCGGAACTTTCTGGCGCTTCTCTGCAGCTTCTTTGGCGAAGTCGTTGAGGTTCACCGCGATCAGGCCGTCATTGCGGGAGTGGTTGAGCCCACCGGCAGCGCTGTTCAGGTACTCGTACAGCTCCCAAAACTCGACGACGATCGGGTGATCAGCATTGATCGCTAGCTGGCGATCCTTGGCCATGCTTTGAATCTCGGTGTGAGCCGCTTCCAACTGGTGTTTTTTCAGCGGGACAACGTGCACCAGGGCGTCAACTAGGGCGTGCAATTGGGCGTGATTTTTCGCGATCCGGACAGTGCGGATCTCGGGCAGGGCCAGCAGCTGCTGTTCATACTTGGGGCCCTTTTCGCGGACGGTCTCCATCACCTGGTTTTCCATCATGGTGGACTTGACCAAGAACCCGCTGACGCGGTCGACCGGCATGCGCTCGAGTTTCTCCACCAGCAATTTGGTTGCCGGCGTCTGCCCGTCCTTCGTCATGGCGATATGCACCAGGCGTTGCAGAATGGGTTCGGAAGCGTTCACCGCATGGTTCTGGCCGATGACCACAGCGCCACGAAAAGGAGGCTCGCGGGTATCGTTGCCGTTGTTTTTCACACCGGTGGAGCGGACGCTGCGGCCGTTGTAGGCGGTTTTCAGTTCGTCCCAGTCGTACTGTTTGGTTTGGCTGCCATCGGTCTTTTCCCGCTCCGATTCGATCAGCACCACCGGCAGATTGCCGACTTGGGCAAAGTTACGTGCTCGAGCAACTGGGGTGCCCTTGGTTGGGTCGAAACCCTCGTAATCGATACGCCCGCAGAGCTTCCATAGGAACTCGATCAGCGTGGACTTACCGGCGCCCGGCTCACCGATGATTTCCATGAAGGGGTAGCTTTTCTGGTGCTGTCGGATCTGCTCCGCGAACAGCGAACCGAACCAGAAGGCGAGCGCGACCAGGCCTTTGGCACCGAAGCATTCCCAGATGATGTCCAGCCATTCGGTGTCGAACTTCTCCAGGTCCGTGTTCAGGTTGAGAAGTACCGACTGGCTGAGGGTTTTGATGCTCAGCCGGTCCATGTCGAAGAAGTCCTCTTCGTTCAGCTTGAACACTTTCCCATCGCGCACAGCCACGTCGCCGTAGACGTATGCACTGTGCTCACGGGTATAGCCGGTGAAGTCAATTGTTTGCACGGTTTTGAGAGCGTCGGTTTGCTCTTCAATGAAGGCATCCAGCTGCTGGGTGGTGCCAGTGAACATCCCGCCTGGGGCAATGCCCAGCAGGCGCTTCTTGAACTCTGCGGAGGAGGCGATCTGTGAGCTGGTGAAGGTGTTCTTGATCGGCGCAGCATCGTGGGCGAACGTGATCCGGAAGTAGTACCAGGACTCGTCGGTAAGTTTGTTTTCTTGGTAATACAGGGCCTTCGGGTTACAGGTGGCAATGCGCTGCAGCGCGCCGCACTGCTGCATGGCCTTAGCCCGCATTTGTTTGTTGTTCAGCTGCTGGTCGTCGTGGTGCTCGCTGTCCTCGAGTTCCTGAATCGCCTTGTTGTACTTCTCCAGATCGAGCTTGAACCAGTACAGGCGATTGCCGAACTCCAAATGAAATTCGCTACGGCGCTTCCAGTCGAACATCACCAGGGCCTTCTCGGTGGCGTTCTCAGCGATCAGCAGGGCGCCATTGTGCCGCGCAGTAGTGATGTCTTTGTCGACCTGAGCATCACGCTTCTCGCCTTCGTCCAGAAACTGCCAACGCTGGTGTAGATCGTTCCAGTCGACCTTCTTGTTATCCCGTTGTGGGATTTGGGCCGCTTCGCAGGTGAAGCCTAGCTCGCGGGCCATACGGACCCAACGCTTGGTGTAAGCGTGTGCACCAGGTTCGTTATCAAGCGCCCAAACCAGCTTTGGCAAATTGCCTGGGCGAGCCGCTACAAGTGCTTGCAACGAATCCGCTGGAAAAGCGTTTGAGGACATCGCCGATACGGCGGCAATGTGGTGGTGCACCAGGGCCAGCGCGTCGAAGATGCCTTCAACAATCCAGATTTCCTTCGCCTCGAGCACATCCACGCACGGTGGGCACCACCACACCCCTTTGTAGGATTCACCCGGCTTGAAGCGGGCCTTCATCTTGCCGAAGCGCGAGGGCTTATCGATCAGGCGCTCCCAATAGCCACCTTTCTCTAGGGCGAATCGTACCGTCGCGGTACCCGCCTCATGTTGGGACGAGTAGTACGTATCCTGTGTGAACCAACCTCCGATTAGTGAAATATTGAAACCGCGGGCGAACTCAAGGTATGCGCGCGCAGTCGCTGTTGGGGCGTTCTCAGTAGCGGGAGCGCGCTTGCTCCAGTCTTCAAATAGGTCGTCATAGATCTCTTTCACATGCAGCGTGTGGCCACACTTCTCTTGGCGACCACAGATGAGCTGCCACGGGCTGTCAAAGCGGGTGTACAGCTCTTTCTTGTTGCACTTAGGGCAGATCCCACCACGCATGTAATTGGTGGAGGGGCGGTGTTTGAGACCGAATTCGGACTCGATGCGCTGTAGAACGTCGTGACGCAGGTCGTCTCTCATGTTATTTCGCTGCTTTCAGGCTAAGGCCGAGGCTATGAGTGAGGGCGCCAATCAGATGTTTCTGGGCAGCCATCACGGGGCTGTTGGCAAGGATCGATCCATGGCGTAGGCCATCGGGAATCAGGCGGTACTGGTCTGCGTACCAAAGCTCATTGAGGCTGAGACGGTATCGCTCGCGCAGGTTTGCCAAGAGCGCTTGAGCCTGGTCGGGCGTCAGTTTCGCGTTGATGTTCATGGCGTTTTCCATCGTCAAACCTCAAATTTGGGCGCAGCTCACCCAAACCCACGGGGGGGCAGGCGATTTGTTGGGGTGTATTACGAAGCGGTGACGCGGAAGCGCCCGTTATCAGGGGCGATAAGAATGCGTTCGTAGATCACGCTGATTGGGATTGCCCAGGCTTTGCCGGTGGCAGTGTCGAAGATTACGGTGTGAGTGGACGTGCTGCTGGCAATGTCCATTCGTTGCCGATTGCTGGCTGCCACCATTTCACTGCTGGCCAGGTGCACCAGCTTTTCGGCTGTCTGAGTCAGGACATCGTAATCCGCAACCAGGTGTTGCACGGCACGGTCAAACAGTTGTTGATTGTCGCCGAGGTGTTCGCACCGGTGCCGCTCAAGGAATACGAGCGCTGCGGCTTGAAGCGTGTCTTGATACTCCTGGACTGCGGGCAGATTGTTCACTGGGCTTTCCCCGGTTTTACGCGGTATAAGTCGATTGCTGCCAGTACTTCGGCGTGTCGTGCGGCCATGTGTAGGTTGTGAGCGTGGAGGATGATTTTGGCCTCTCCCTCGTTGATCAAACCATCTTCCAGCGCTTGGGCAATTGCCTGGTCAACACAGCCGCGCTTGGCTGAAACCTGAACTGATCGGGTATACAACTCGACGTTATCCAGCGTTTCAGGGTCGGCGATCGGTACAAACAACCCGCCGTACATGTGCGCAACATAATTCGGCAGATGATCGGTGCCGCACTCTTTCTCCAGTATGTGAACCTGAACATCACTGAGCGGACTGCAGCTCGCGTTTTCATAAGCATGGTTATCGAACTTTTTGACGTTCATTCCCAAGCGAGCTGCAGCGCCTTCGCGTCCATCTGGGAAGCTACGAATGATCTGGCGTATAACTTCCTTGCGAGTCTCTAGAACTAGGCTTTTCATCTTCTACTTTTCCCTGTTTGTCAGCGCCGTTACCCTTCGATAACGCCGTCTTTGATGTTGAGCAGTACGGCGGCGCGATGTGCCTCCCCACGGCGACCTTTGATCCGACCGTTCAATAGGTCGCTGACTAAATTTTTGTTCAATCCGTTTTTCCGGCTGAACGCCGCAATACTCATTCCTTTGCGATCCAATGCCTCTCGGGCTTGCTCGGGTGTAACGGTGGCGGGCATAGTGCGTACTCTGTTCGGTTGTGTTTACTTGTGTTTCTCTGTGGTGATTCTTGGTCAAAAAAATGATCAAGTCAATGGTGGTGACTAAAAAAATGCTCATAGCGGATCGAGTGGGTGAACGTCTAAAGGAAGAGCGCGAGCGCTTGGGTCTGAATCAAACAGAGTTTGGAGTACTGCTTGGGGTAAGCCGGGGATCACAAAAAAACTATGAGCTGGGAGCGAGTTCACTCGACCTTCGCTATGTTGCAGCGCTTGAGGAACACGGCGTCGACGCAGCGTATGTACTGACTGGGCGTCGTTCGACGCCGCTTGGCCAGCTGTTCACAGCGGCTGAGGAGGAACTGATAAATCAGTTCAGGAGCATTGCGGAAGAGGACCGAAAAGCGATCCGCCGTTTTCTTGAAGCCATGGCCGCCGATGCTGCAAGGCATTCGAATTAACTTGTTACAAAGCCCGCATGGCATTTGTGGTCTTTACGTTTTAACGCTGAAAACCGCCCCGATATCTTCGATTCAGCAATGCACTTTACGGAGTAGTTAGCATGTTGGATCGCACAGTAGGCGACGTTGGGGCGGTTGAAATATCGGATATTGAATGGCATCCATTGACGAAAGTTGAGCGTCGTCTGATTTGTTTCCATCGACAGTTGACCGATGAGGAGCAGCGTCAACTATATCGATTGGCTGAGCTTTTGTTTCAGACCAGAGAACCTACATAATCTGGTTAGACCTCGTCGGGTATAACAAGTCGCCGACTCAATAGGGGCGGGGGCTTGTATCTTACGCAACGGCAGGTGACGCGAGTTGCTCAAACAATTCTCGCTGTTTAGCCCTCGGCATATCACGAAGGCGATCAAATAAGAGACGGTCGACTACTTCCGCAGATGGTCTCAAGGTGTGAGAGAAGGTTAGGGTGGTCACCCAGGTGTGACCACAGCTAACGGATAAGCATTGACAGTACAGCCTTGCAAATTCCAACGACAACTCTTCACGCGAAGCGATCCGACCTTTCCCGCCACATTCCTTACAGTAAATTCGCATAGCCCCACCCACCGTATTCACAGAGGGCTATTTTGCCACACAACATCTGGTAGTTGTGTGGCTCTTCAAATACTAGCTGTGGTGAGTCAGGTAACGGACTCGGGTTCAGCCCAGGCAATATGACGATCAGCCCGCAAACAGTCATTGACCTGGAGGAACAGCTGGCAAATCGGTCGAATTTCGTTGTTGGTATAGATCTTGTCGATCTTTTCGATATCCCCAAACCCTCCCGCGTTCTCTGGTATCACCCCAGCCAAGGCCGGGTGCATTCGCCAGGCGGCAATCACATCGTTTCGTGTGATGTTCTTGATCCGTTCGAATTCGTCTTTGGTGGCCACGTCTCCAATCGGAATAATCTGAATGGCTTTTTCTGCGCCGCCGGGAATGTTTACAAACATCGAGCGAAAGTTACCCACACCCTTGGCACTTTGAATCTGGGACTTCAAGTTTGCCTCGTCCTCTTCGGACAAGTCAGGGTCGTTGGTATAAAAGATGAAGCCCGCATGCGCACCATTGTTGTAATAGCGACGGCGGAACAAGGTAGCCGATTCGTTCAAGAGCAAAGCATGCATGCCGCCCAGGTAGTCGGGCACACCATAAATATTCTGCTCCACGTCGTAATCCATGACGTGTTCCACTTCCTCCTCTTCAAAGTGCAACTCCTTGGCGTTGGGCAACAGCATCATGAAACCGCCCCCAACCTTGCGGCGCATGTTGATCGCCGGTAAGTGCTGCAACTCAATCACTTGGCCGATGACGTTGCGGATGCGCAGGAAAAACGCATCACCAAACACCATGAAATCCAACCCTGCGCGCCCCATGGTCTGCCGGCTGCACCCAGCCGAGGGGATGAAGTCACGCAGCAGCATGTTGCGTTTGAAGCGCGGAATGGTGCCGTGGTGGGCATTGGCCCGCAGCATCTTGGCCAACCCGGTGCGCGACACGGGCGGCACGTACACCCGCCCGTCGCTGGTTGAGAACACGCCCAGGTATTCGCCGACGTTGTTGGTCAGCACCGACTCTGGCGCGCCGAAGCTGAACGCCTGCACTTTGTGAGGCTGGGGATTGTGCTGTTCGAGTTCGTTCATGGCTGCCTTCTAGGGTTGACCAGCGGCTGCGCCGCTTTTTATTGACGTTGAGAGGTTCGTTGGCCAGTGCGTGCATCACCGCCCAGGCGATGTCCGCGTGCCCGGTGGCGTCGGTGCGCGAGGCGCTGTAAGTGATCTGACCGCTGTTGGTCGCGCCACGCTTGATCGTCAGGAAGGCCGAGGCGATGTCGTTCCAGTCGGCATCCCATTCGATCCGCCGCCCTTGAATGGTGTCTTGGGCCTTGAGGACCAAGGTGTTTTTGGTTTCCAGGCTGTAATGGATCGGTGTCACGCGTGGGAAGAAATCGCGCACCAGGTCGAACACGCCGTAGCCCACACCGGTGATGTCGATGCCGATGTGCTGGACGTTGAAACGCTCGGTGATCTTCTTGACCTGCGCTGCCTGGTAGGTGAACGAGTGCCCGCGCCAGGAGTATTTTTCCAAGATCCGGAACTTGCCGCCTTGCTCCAGGGGCGGAGCAACCACCACGCAGGTGGCATCGTCGCGGGTGCGGCTGGGGTCGTAACCGACCCACACCGGACTGTTGGCGAATGGCCGTAGCGCCTTCGGGTCTGCGTCGTAATCGGTCCACAACAGGCGATCCGAGTAGCAGCGCTCCAGATCCGCCAAGGCGAAGGCGCTCTGTGTGCTGTCGATAAATTTGCACAGGTAGAGCTGGTCGAACTGGTCGTCGGAGTTTTCCAGTTGCAGCTGCTCCAGGTCGAACAGATCGCAGCCGCCGGCAATGGCATCGTGAATGGTGATGATCTTGCGCCACTGCCCATCCGGACACAGCACGCCCTGGCGTAACTCGGCTTCGCTGGGGAACGGCAGACTGGCCTTCTTGTGTTTGCCGCGTTTGAAGGCGTCACCGGTCCAGAACGGATACGCCTGATGGCTGACCGCGCTGGGCGTGGAAAAGTAGGTTTTGCGCCACTTCTTGTGGGTGGCCATGGCCCCCGACAGGGTGTTGAGTTTGTCGAAGTCACGAATCCAGAAGTACTCGTCGACGTAGACGTGACCATGGTGACCTTGGGCGGTGCTGCTGTTGGTGCTGAGGAACCGCAGCTCGGCACCGTTGCTGAGGATGATCGGGTTACCGGTCAGCTCCAGGCCAAACCACTCGCGGGCAAACTTGATGATGTAGTTGCGGAAAATCTCGGACTGGGCACGGCTGGCGGACAGGAACATCTGGTTGTCACCAGCCAGCACCGCATCCATGAACGCTTCGCCAGCAAAGTAGTAGGTCAGGCCGGTCTGGCGAGCCTTCAGCACGTTGCGGATGCGCCGCGTCAGTGGGTTTTGCTTGGCCTCGAACAACTCTTTTTGATAACCGAACAGCTTGCTGGTGAACTTGTCGAGAAAGTCCACCTCGGTCAGGTGGCTGATGTCGTTCTTTGGCGCTTTGGGTTTCTTCTTCCCAGGGCCGTCAGCGTCGCGACGGCTGGACTTATCC